ACGGTTGTGCCAACCACGGTTGCTGGAGTAACAGCACCAATGGTGCCGCCGTCAATGTCTTGGTCGCTGTATGCAACGCCAATTGATTTGGTATTACCCATTTTTTAATCCTTTAAAAAATAGGGGCCGAAGCCCCCATTAATTACATCAAAAATGCCGAATAAGCTGCGTCGCCAGTCTTCACAAAACGGTAGGTGTAAGCACCGAAACGTGGGACAGTGACTGAGCCAAAGATCGTAATACCAGTGCCTGTTGTGACAGGAACGGTAGATGATGCGCCAGTGTTGTTGTTGTTGCAAATTGTCAAGCTAAAAGCTGAACCAACTTTTGCGCTTGGGATAGCTGCATCAAGCAACGCTGCTGTGGGCAGAGTAACTGTCAATGTAGCGTCCGATGCCTTTGCACAAACAACCAAACCAACAGCGACTTGAGCCGCGGTCAATGTGGTGTCTGCTGTCAAAGATGTTGGAATAGTTTGAACAACGAGTTGAGCTTCTGTCAGATTGCCGTCACCAAGTTGGTAACCGCCTGCGCCATTAGGTAATGTAGCCATGATATTTTTCTTTCAAAAAGAGTTACTGATCAACCCCAGACGCGGCAAGCCATCTGTGGACGAATTGTGCTGAAGCCATACAGAACGTCAATACGGCAAGGCATACGGTCGTTGTTGATATCGTACTGACGAACAACGCGCAAGCTGATACCGTTATGGACAGCGCGAGCAGCCATATCGACACCTTGGGGCAACAACAAGTCGGCAGTCGCAAAAGTGATCGCGTCTTTGTGGTAGACCAAGTTCTGAGCGTAAGCTGTAGAAGCAGCGCCAACGAAGGTAACGGCTTTGCTGTTTTGCGGCAACACGTCCATTGTGGCCAGCGCATGGTTGGCTGAATACATAGGAGCCACAGTCACAGTCCAAGTGCCAGACACAGCAGTGGCGTCGGCCAAAGCTACGAATTGGAACAATGAACCAGTGGTTTCACGGGTTTGTGGGTTGACTGCGAAGCAACTAGCAATAGTGAACACGTCACCAGCTTTGATGGTTGTAGTCACTGAACCTTGAGTCAAAGTCAGAGTAGACGAGCCTTCAGTTGTCACAGCAGCGCCGGTGGTTGTGGATGCAGAAGCATCGCGTGAACCAGTGGTGAATTGCTTGATTGATTGAGACATGTTGATCTCATCAAAACCCAACACGCCGGTGCCCATCATGCCGTTTTTAAACTGCTTGCTGATGGTGTCGGTGGGGTTGAATAAACCTTTCATGCCTTCAACCAAACCAGCGTTAGCGGCTGGGTTAACTGTTGCATAGCGTGGAGACATCACGGCGGCGGCTTCGTTTAGTTTTTGCTGAGCTTGCAACAGAACCAAAGAAGTGGCCGGAGTAGTGCCAGGTGTACCAACAGAGTTACCGATGGTTTTGAACGCATTGGCAACGTCAGCATCAATAGAAGATGCCAACTGGCTGATACGAGGCTTCAACACGCGCTCTGCAAAGTCGTCCAATTGCATGGTCAATTCAGCAGATGTGAAGTTCACGCCGATGTGCTTTTGTGAAGCAACAGACAAAGTGGTGTACTGTTCGTTGTCATCCTGAACTTGCAGGGCGGCACCGTCAGTTACCAAAGCGCGGTCGGGTAAGCGAATACGCAGAGTCGAACCAATTTTGGCACCTTCGACAGCAAAGCTGTCGTCGTACTGACGGTTCACGTTACGGGTGAGCACCAGGTTGTTCTCGAGAATTTCGAGAGCTTTGCGGGTGATCATGTCAATCGTTAAGATACTATTAGACATGGAAAAAATCCTTCAAAAAATTGTTTAGCGGCTTGCCTGAGCTTGCAACTTTTTTATCTGCCTTGCTCGTTCAGCTTCAATCCACTGCGAATCCGTCATGGTCTTGGTAGACCGTGGATCTGTAGTGTCATAGGCTGGGCCTCCAGAAGAGCGAGCAGTGACAGGTGAAATTGGTGCTGGCGCAGACGTGGTTCGTTTCACGGGAGGACTGTCAGCCAATTTGGCTTCGATCTTCCCAATTTCTTTGGCTTGCACAAGTGGCGCAAGGCGGGAGATTCGCTCCGCTTCCTTGGGGTTGGCACCGAGGTAGTAGGCTACTTCAGGGCCAGTGTCCGAGGCTCGGATTGATTCGGCCATCACGTCTGTGATTGGAAGTTTCGGGTTGTAGGCGACTTGTTCAAAGTCATCATACTTCGTCCGAGCTTCTTCTTCCTTTTCGTGGTAGGCGTCAAGGATTGCAGATTGCTGCCGTGCTTGTTCTCGCTGGGCAAGTAGTTGTTCGGCTTTCTGATAGGCCAATGCATCTGCATAGGCTTCAGGGCTTTCAAACTGATCGACCGGAGGGATTGCTGCTGGCGCTCTCAGCGTCTGGGCTTCCGCTTGACGTTGAGTCTGTTCTCTTTCCCACTTACGTTGTTCTCTTGCAAGTCGTTTGCCGATTGCTGCATCAAGCTCTTCTTGGGTAAAAACCCGTGAAGGCTCTTTTGCTTCTTCAGCGACTTCCGGCGCATTTTGTTGGGCTTCAGAAGTGGCCGTCACTTCTGTAGCAGGCGCGGAGTCTACTTCCGCTAAGGGTTGTTGGACTTCTTCAGTCATTTTTGAATCTCAATGATTCCCTGGTGAGCCTCGCCAGTAAGGGTTTTTGCCATTATGCCTTTAATGCGGCGACTTTGGCTTGGAAATCTTTGACACGGGCGTCGAGGTTGGCTTGGTCATCAATCAATTTGGCTTGCAATGCGTCCAAGCGAGCTTGGTTTTCGCGTTGTTGAAGTTCGCGGGTGTTGGATGTAATTTCGCGTGCGCTTACTGCGGCTTCACGGGCGGCACTGGATGTTTCAAACGCTTTAATTTGGTCAACCAACGCATTTTCGCGAACAACAAGCTCTTCATCTTTGGCTTTGGCTTTGTCGTTTTTATCTTTGGCTGACGCCACCATAGCGGCTGCTTGATCCTTGGCCGTAGCCAATTCTTCGGCGGCTTTGGCACGGTCGGCCAAAGCATCTTGAGCCGCAGATAACGCGCCTTGACGCACTGCCAATTCATCACGCAAAGCGGCCATTGCGGCCAAATCTATTGGCAACTGCTTGGTGAAATAGTCAACGTAATTCAAAGCGGGGGTGTCGTTAGAAACATTCATTTTGGCCTCGTTATGAATAGTAGGTAATGTTTAATTTTGCGCCAGCAGTTTGTTCAATGAATTGAATCTGAGATAAATCTCCGTCATATTGCAAAGTGACGCCTGCCGCCAAAGGCATACCAACAGACGCTGTAGGAGCTACGTTGTCGTCGCGCCAGCGGACTGTTTGAGACTCAGGTGTGATGATGGCAATTCTTGGGCTGCCTGCCAAACCTGACAAATCTTTTTGAGGCACTGTTAATTTGGTAGCAGAGCTAAGACTTGTGATTTGTTGATACCCCATTACTGAGGTAATTGCTTTTAGGTTGATTGCCATTCAAAATCTCCTTCTTTCGGTGAATGACCGAAGTTTGACCAAAGTCTGCTCAATCGTGTTGATAATAGCAGAAAAGAAACCGCCAGAAAAGAAAGCGCCGCCGTAAAAATTGTCCATCAAATTTTACTTTAAAAAAACATCAAAAAGTTGCCGGTAGATAGAGTGTAAGCCCCAAAATTCCAACCAGTATTATTTCCATTATTTACGTTTCCGTAGTTTGCTGGTGCAAGCCAGTTTGCACCACCCGTAGCCGCACTATCTTTTATGGTCAAATAATTTGTTGTGATAGTTCCGCTTGATTTGCTTATAGTGGCTTGAGTTCCCGCTGTTGTTGATTGTAAATTATTGGTAGCAGAAGCAGTGCCATCAATAGACAGATTAGTGACATTCAGCGTTGAGCCAGCAAAAATAGCAATTATTCTTTTATTGCTACCTGACGTAATTGCCAATGTTGTTATTGTTGGGTTAGAACCCGATCCGCCTATAGTAAGTGTAGTGTTTGAAGTTAAGCCATCAAGCAATACATACGGAAAAGTACCATTAGGCGCATTAAATGTCCCAGTGTTACTGTATTTGATTGTAGAACCAGTTAAATTATATGTAGTGCTTGATGATGAATCAGTAAATGAACCACTAAATATAGTTAAAATAGAATTAAGTGTTAGAGTTTTTGTATTTGAGCCACTAACGTTAAAACTTGACTGAGCAGTAAAGTTAATGCTGTTTGAGTCAAATGAAGATTGAATATTCAAAGTGCTGAAAAATGCTTGCGTTAAAAGTTTATAAGTTACACCACTTCCTGCATTAACAGTTACAGTAGTTGGCGGAATATTAGATGTTACGGTAATGTAATTTGTTGTTTTTAAGGTAGCAACTAAATTTAAAGCCACGGGCGCTGTGAATGATTGCGTAGTTTGATCTAAATAGCTTCCATATATTGAAAGAGTAGTAGGGCTAAATGTTGGTGATGATGAAGAAGTAAAGCCGCTAAGTAAAGTTAAATCTAATATCCAAGAAGCACCTAAAGTCAAAGTTGTTGGGTTTGAACCAAAAGCAAAAGACAATGCTTGCGTTTCTGATCCGCTAGTTGTTCCATGTTGAACAGCAAATGCGCCAGCAATATTTGTAAATCGGACATTAGATGTGCCAGTAAATGAAAAATTTGTCAGGTCAGCCATTTGCCACGCTGTACCGGTAGTAAACGTGTTATCTATCCTGCCAGTAGTTCCAAAAATGATTGATCTTGTGTTTGTGTTGTTTGAGCTAAAAATACCATAATGCGTCAATATAAAATTATTTAAATCAAGTGTTCCTGATGTAAAAGTAATTGTTCTTGTTGCCGCCGAGCCTACATTTAAATCGCCCTGAAGTTGGTAAGTAACCGTTCCAGAAAACGTCAATGGAAAATCTAAAATTTTTGAATTAGAAGTTATTTGTTGCGTTCCACTTGTAGCGGCAAATGTAGTTACAGATGCTCCTGCTGTTAATGTGGGCGTTCCACCTGACGGAATAATTAAATTACCATAAATAGTTCTGGTGGTATTACTAAGCGTCCCAGTAAAGCCCGTTAAATTAATATTTTTAAACGTGCCAGTCAATGCAACCGTACCCGCACCAGACGAAACATTTATATTAAGTGAGTTTGATTCAGTGCCAGTAAATGAAACAGTTGTTGTAAAAGTTGCCGTGCTTCCAGTTATATTAAAAGTTGGAGTTCCGGTATAAGTAAACCCTGTTGTAGTTGCCATACTTACAACAGTTGTTGTAGTTGTTAATGTGTTTGTGTAATTCCCGCCATTAAATGCTATTGATCTTGTATTTGAATTGGCAGAAGAAAAAATGCCAAAATGTGTTAATACAAATCCATTTAAATCAATCGTTCCCGATGTAAAAGTAATTAATCTTGATGTGGCTGTTCCTACGCTTAATGCGTCTTGTAGTTGATAAGTAGCTGTTCCGGAAAATGTAAATGGAAAATCTAAAGGTAATGCTGCGCTTGTTATTTTTTGCGTTCCGCTTGTGGCTGCAAAAGTTCTTGTACTTGTACCTGCGGTTACAGTCATTCCAGATTTAAATGTTAAATTTCCATAAATAGTCAGTGTTCCATTTGGAAACGACCCTCCAAATGAACCGCTAAAAATTAAATCCCTAACAGACCCAGAAACAGTAAGCGTGCTTCCCCCAGCATTTACGTTAAAACTTATACTTTGCGCTTCTGATACTGCGCCAGTAGTTATTGCTCTTGCAGTTGCCGTTGCATTTGTCACCAGTATTAATGGAGTGCCTGAAACACTGTAGGTAGTTCCGCCTGTAAAAACAGTGCCCGTTCCAGACACCGAAATAGTGTTTGCCCCAAATGCTAATGTACCCGCAAACCCCGTGATTGTTAAAGCTGTCGCGCTAACACTCGTTGAAAGAGTAACAGTTGCCAATCTACAAGTCCATACTACCGTTCCATCTGTCACGGTAGTTCCTGCTGGAGTAGGCCAAGTAGGTTCAGTTGCGCCCGTTGTTCCAGCAGTAGTTACTTCATAATAGTAACCATTTCCTGTGGTTGGGCTTCTAATTGCGCCTAAAGATAAAGCTGTTAATGCCGCCCAGTTGGGGGCGTTTTTACTTGTAATAAAAACAGTGTCCCCAGTCGCAAAAGTTTGTGTACTTGCGCCGCCGTCTGCGGTTGCCCATTTGGTAGACGATGTGTCCCAATTACCAGTTCCGCCTACCCAGTATCTATTTGCCATGATTAGGCCTGCGTAGTTACTGCAATAACATCCCAGCGGGTGTTATTAGCGTTGTATATACAACCAACATACGTTGTTTTATTTGCCGTTGTTGTTGTTGGCAAAGTGACACCGATAACGGTATATGTGGCATCCCAAGTTAAAGCTCTAGCTGTTCCGTTGTCCAGAATTCGGAATATCAGCTTATCCCCGTCAACCGGCGTTCCCGTTGGCGCGTTAATCGTAAGTCCTGCCGCCAATGCTGTATAAGCATAAACATCAGCAGTTGCAATGCTTGGCGTTAAAGTTGATGCGGAAGCGGCAGATGTAACTCTTGGGTCAATCCGCTTATTTGTCAGTGTTTCAGAACCAGTGTAAGTGACGATAGACGCACCAGCCAAAGTAGCTGATCCCGTGCCGCCATTTGCTATTGCAACCGTGCCTGTCACGTTAGCGGCATTACCAGAGATGTTTCCGCTTACCTGAGAACCTGGCAAGCTCAAAGAACTCAATGTAGTCAGAGTTGAATTGCTTGTGGCAGTAATGTTGGCTGCCGTGCCAGTGGTGTTTTGATTAAATGTAGGCCAAGTAAAAGTTCCAGTAGAAAAATTACCTGACTGGGGTGTTCCTAAAATTGGGGTTGTAAAACTTGGTGATGTAGCTAACGCAACTACAGTACCGCTACCTGTTGTTGTATAAGAAGTACCCCAAGCCGATCCCGTAGAGTTTGGAATTCCTGCGCCAGGATAAACCATCCCGCCGCCGCCAGTAGCATTAATGGTTATTGCCGCCGATCCATCATAGGTAGTGCCAGAACTGAACGTGATGTTTGTGCCTGCGGTCAACGCATATTGCACCTTACTAGCTGTTGCCGCATTACCGCCAATATTAAGATTTGTTACTGGTGTTGTAGATGCAACAGTAAATGGTGCAGTACCTGTTGCTATTGTGGATGTAATTGTTGTAAATCTACCAGTAGAAGCTGTTGTTGCGCCTACAGTAGCGCCATCGACCGCGCCGCCAGTAATAGCCACGTTGTTGGCATTTTGTTCAGCCATCGTACCCAGACCAGTTAAGGTATGGTCTGCATTCCAGGCCGTTGCTCCTGTAGAGCTAAACGAACTGTCTGCGGATGTTGAATGCTTAACTGATACGGTCATGCTAAGAATTTAAGTTTGTAAAGTGTGCGGAGATAAATTTCAATTATGTTGTCAATGAGTTGTTGCAACGACATATCTGTTTTGTCCACTACCTCATACCGAGCCGCTTCAATTTGACTCAATGAATCTTCTAAAAACTCAATGATGTTTGAAGTTTTGGTTGCTGAATGCAAAGTGATTGGGCCAATCAAGCCATGACGGCCTTGATAGCTTTCTGCAAAATCATCCGCCGCATCAATGATGCGATCATAAAAAATGTTGAGTGCTGTGTGTTTGCTAAAACTGCGTGTGTTCAA